AAGAGGCTATCAATAGCTTTGTTGGCGAATGGACAGAATCATTCGATATCTATGACCCAGACACGCCGCGCAAGCTGCAATCTGCATTCTGGAAACTACGCAACGCCTTTGAGACAGAGGAATAGAAAATGTCAGGTAGCTATTACGATAAATATTATGGTCAGCTTGTCGGGGCAAAGATTACAGCCTATTGGGAAAGTGACGACGGATTCCCGACATTCGGCATTGTGCATCCTAAACTTGGCGCAATGGTCATAGAAGTTAGCCGTGACCCAGAGGGAAATGGCGGCGGGTTTCTGTTCATTACTGACAAGGCTGAGGTAGCGTGATGAACGTGCTATCGCTTTTTGATGGTATGGCTTGTGGTCGCATCGCTCTTGAGCGTTGCGGCTACAACGTCACCAATTACTTTGCATCCGAAATAGACAAATACGCTATGAAGGTTGCCAAGGCTAACTATCCAGATATCCAGCATTTAGGTGATGTTCGGTCTGTCATTACTGATGACTTGCCGGAGATTGATTTGCTCATAGGCGGGTCGCCGTGTCAGGGCTTTTCTTTGAGTATGTTCGCATATTGGAAGAAACTCAGCCGCGCTACTTCCTGCTGGAAAACGTGCGTATGAGCAAGGAAAGTGAGCGAGTCATAAGCGAATTTCTTGACTGTGAGCCAGTTACCATAAACAGCAATCTGGTGTCGGCTCAGAACCGACATCGTTTGTATTGGACAAATATTCCTGTTGATGGCTTACCAGACGATAAGGGCATCAAACTTGCCGACATCATAGAGTCGGGCAATGTTGACCGCGACAAGGCTCATTGTATTGACGCTAATTATTGGAAGGGCGGCAACCTAAAATCATACTTTGAGAAAAACCGCCGACAGCTTGTCTTTGGTCAATCGGTTGATGATTATCGTAAGTTGTCGCCAATAGAGTGCGAGAGACTGCAAACAGTGCCGGACAACTACACAGCCCACGTTAGCAACACACAACGCTATAAGATGCTTGGCAACGGTTGGACAGTCGATGTCATATCCCACATTCTAAAAAATATGGAGATAGACGATGTTTGAAGCATTAGTCGGTATGTGCATCATCCTGTCGCCAGTTGGCGATAGGGTGAACCCTTGCTGGATAAAGCAGGACAAAAAAGTCTATATGTCCAGACAGGCTTGTGAGTCGGACGCTAGGCGAGTTGAGCGCGAATATGTCAGCCGCCTAGTCAATAAATCCGACCAGCCAGCAACGGCGCACGTTGTATGCTCACCAGTTAAAGGGAAAAATCTATGATAGAGCAACTGCAAAAAATAAAAGACGCTATGATGCAGCCCATTTACGAAAAGCGGCGGCATCTTGGTTGCGAGTTTTGCGGCACTACGTTTTACGGTCATTACCAGAAAACCGGCCTCAACAATGTGCCAAATGGCAAAGAGTCACCGCATCCAACAAAAAAGGGCTGGATAACGGCTCACACATATGACGATGTTTTCTATCCTGATTGTCCTAGTTGCCTTTATCCTTTAGGCGTTAGAGAGGCGAAAGAGGCATTAGCGGTTTACAATCACCACAAAGAAAAAGAGCGACAGAAAACAGAACGTCAGGCCAAAAAAGATGCCAAGCCGGTAAAGGTTAGCGCAAGGCTGACATACCCAAATAAAAAGGCTTATGAAGATAGGTTAAACCTGCTTGCAAAAGAGCCAGACCAGATGACCAAGCACGAAATGATGTGCGACTATTTTCTGGACAAGGTTTTCTGGAAAAAGTTTAAAAGAGGCGGTCGGCTGATGATGCAGGTCAGGAACTTCACAATAGAAAAAATGCTGCACGATGGCAGATACAAAAGCAACTCTGGCAAATCTACTATGGGTTACTGTACGCCGTTTTTCATTATAACAAATATTATAACAGGGAAAGTCAGACGCATCGGCGTTGATGCTGTACGTCAGCATATAGAACTAGAAGAAAAATACGGCAAGAACAGACGCAATGACCCAAAGCGAAACTTTGGCTTGCCTAATGGCTAAAATAGCTACTTTAGACACCCACTAAAACAGGCCGATTATACGGCCTTTTTTCTTGCCTTCGGGTCACTGGGACATTGGGACACCCCATAGGGGTGTGTCCCGAATTGTCCCGCATTTGACCGGCTAAAATGGACGCGGCAAGCCTAATCCTATCTTGCGCCAAGCATCATCAGACTGGTCGGTCAGCATAAAGCCGTTGACAGCCTTTAAGATGTCCTCATAGCGAAAATACTCATCCTTGTATTTGTAATACAGCTTCTCAGCAGCACTCTTTGCGTATTCTTGCTGCTTAGGGGTTAGTGTCCTGCACTGAGATGCCGATTCCTGGCGATTTGAGCGTGCTGGACGGCCTTTAGCCTCTTTCCGCACCCAACCCTGCCAAAATGCCTTACAAGACGCATACGAGGCTTTATTGCCGTTCTTTTCATTCCAAAGCTGAATATCGGTCAGTGTCTCTGACCAGTCAATGCCAAGTTCGGTTGCATACTGCTTATCAGCGTCATCCGGTTGCCAATCCACTAAAAGCTGTTTTTTAGATTTCCCCTTATTATTTATTATAACGGTTCTATTATGGTTAGGGTGACTGTGTGACACCCCTAGAGGTGACTGTGTGACACCCCGTGTCACTGTGACACCCCTAGCACCAAGTGAGTACAAATCGGTATCATTGAATCGCTTTTGGCGTTCCAAGTATCCGTCTTCCTCTAGCTTTTTTAGCTTGCGTTGTACGGTTCGGCGGCTGGCACTGGTCATATGCTCTAGCCGTTCAATGCTAGGCCACGCATTGCCGGTGCTTTCATTGATATGGTCAGCGACCGCTATCAGCACCAGCTTTGCCATCGGGTCATCAATTTGCTGGTCGAATGCCCAGCTAACTGCCTTTATGCTCATTTCTTTTTCCCCTTTAACTCTTTGTATTTTCTATCGCACTCAGACAATCTATCTTTTAACTGTTGTACTTCATTCGCTTTTATGATTGTTTGTTTTCTTTCTGCATCGACCGCTTGCCTTTCCTTTGCTAAAAGCTCATATCTTCTCTGAGACTCACATTCTTTAACATTCAACCTTGCATTTAATGATTCGATTGTGGCGCGGGATTTAGACCAACCGAATGACGCTAATCTTAAAACAGCCATAACGCTGTGGATGTCTTCAAGCACAACCTTTCCGGCTAATAATTTTTCATCAAACTCACGCATAAACTTGTACACTTCTGCATCATTCATTTCAGTAAATCCCCTACCTTGATTAAAACTCCCAGACTGGTGTTGCTATCACCGCCCCTTGTGTATCCGGTCTTGCGGTACTGTTCCCTAGCCACCTCTTTCACAGTGTCCAGCGGAACGATAATCACCCGATGACCAGACAATACGAAAGCCCAGTATTCGGCGTGACTGGCAGCTATGCCAGATGCCTTTCCCCTGCTCTCGAACTCGATGAATATGTTGCCTGTCCTTGCCGCCATATAGTCGCGTTTGACCTCAATGGTTGCGTCAGTCAGGATGCTGCCGAGCCACTGCTCGTGTATCTGACCGAGTTGCAAGTCATACTTGAAATCGTTGTTGTACTCCATTACGCCCAGCTTTCCCTGACCAGCATACACCACGTCTCAAAGCTGACAGTCGCTAGGTCATCCTTACCAGCATAGTCAGCGTTAATGCTTGACAGCCGGACAACGCACCGAATCGGATGCCGGTCGTATTTGTAGATAAGCACCGGCTCAGTACCAGACGCATCCGCTGCTCTCTCTACCTGTGACCACCACTCATCCTTGTGTGTCACGCCGTGGGCATACCTCTTTGCCTCGACAGTCCAGCCGTCAATGCCAATCAGGTCGCCGTGGTCGCCAGCCCTATATTGCTCTAGGTCTCTCTTGACATCATCAATGCCAAGTTCGTCCATAGCCATACGAGCCAGTTCGCGTTCAAAATTTGCGCCCTTCCGGCGTCCATTTGTCATTTGATTTTCTCCCCATTGTCAGCGAAATCAGCATCATCCTCGCCTTGGAATACACCGATAGTGCCAACGCCCTTTGTACTATAGCTGCCAATCGTGTCAGCAGCTTCAGCGGCAGGGTCATCTTCAAAGTTCGGCGCATCCTTAAACATCTCAGCGTGTGTGCGCCATTCTTCTTTCGGGTCAGGGCCGTATCCGTATTGATTGCTCCATTTCTTAGGCATCAAATTCCTCGCACCAATCTTTTAAACCAACCTTGCCACCTGACCATTTGTACACAGCCATCATCTGTCTGCCAGACGGCGGTGTGCGCTTATATATCCAGTTGTTTATGGTTGCTCTTGTTACATTCAGATGACGTGCTAGTTCGCTTTGTGTCATTCCTCGTTTCATCATATGTTCTGCCAGTTTCAAGTTATTCTCCTACAAATAGAAATTAACAACGTGTCAATCTGTATAAAATAATTGTTGACAGGTCAATCACTATTTCGTAATTAAAGTTATCAAGCCAATCACGGCACCAGGAGTTAGGGAATGACAGACTTATTAGAAAAGATGAAATCGGTAGGTGTCTACCATTTCAGTCCAAGCCAGTTAAATCGCCCATTGGCGAACTGGATGTTCGATTACGTTTATTTATCGAAAGAGAAACGCCGCGAGATTATCGTTGGCGAGAACGCCGCATTCGGTACAGCAGTGCATCAGGTTATCCAAGCAGCCGTGTGTCACGGTCAGGATATTGATGAGGCTGTAGAAGAGGCTATGACCGGCTATGATTTCCATCCGGCTAATTCATCACAAGATAAGCGCGACAAGTTCCGCGAACTAATACCAGACGCTGCCCACGTCGGCATCGACTTACTATCTCCCTTATTCAGTGGCGCACAAGAAGAGCGCAAAATCGAACTGATGCTGGACGGCGTACTGGTACCTATTATGGGCTTTGTTGACCTATTCAAAGATGGGTCACTGGCTGAGATTAAGACCAAGGCACCACGTCAGGGTCAGGTCAAGAAGGACGGCACTAGAAGCTGGACTAAGGCATCATTGCCTAAAGAGCCAGCGTGGGAGCATATCCTACAGGCAGCGGTGTACTGGAAAGCGACAGGCGCAACGCCAAACATCGCCTATGTGTCATCCGCTGAGGGTGTCATCTACAACCCAGATAACTGCGAGAAGATGTCTGAGGATGTACTGAACTTTGCCATTGACGAAATCAGACGCAAAGCAATCACCCGCCAGAACCTGCTGGCAGTCAGCACAGACCCGAAAACATTAGCAGGCTTAATGGAGCCAGACTTTAATCATCCATTCTATTGGAGCCACCAGTTCGTAAGCGAAGCAAAGGAGTTATGGAGCAATGTCTAACGTATGGAACACACTGAGTGCTATTGACTGTTCAAAGCACGTTGAGAAGAAAAACGGTTTTACCTACCTGTCGTGGGCGTGGGCTTGGAGCATTCTAAAGCAGCATTACCCGACAGCTAAGTACAGCAAGCACCTGTTTCTAGTAAACGGCAATCAGTTACCGTATATGCTTGATGCAGAGGGCAATGCCTATGTGACCGTTACCGTCAAGATTATGCCGGAGAACAATCCTGACAGCATCACGGCTCTGGAATCAGCTACAGAGATTATGCCTGTGCTGAACCACGCCAACCGGCCTATCAAGAACCCTAACAGCTTTGAGGTGAACGCTTCACTGCAACGCTGTATGGTAAAGGCAATCGCGGCTCTTGGCCTTGGTTGCTACATCTACGCTGGTGAAGATATGCCGATGGAATCCCCAACGGCTATGGTCGAGTCTCCGAACATCAAGTCAGACCTACCAGCACCAAAGAAGATTGCGTCACCTCTCACTGTAGAGCAGGAGATTGCATTGGCTCCCGATGTTGATTCACTGAAAAAACTGTATAGCCGTCTGGGGCCAGCGGCGGGGCAGTACAATAGTGCGTTTACGAAACGTAAGAAGGAGTTAGCAGCTAATGGCTGATTACGACAACAATATGCGGGGTGTCCTGTTTCACAACGACAAGGGTGACAACCCAAAGCGTCCAGATATGACAGGCAGCCTAGAGATTGACGGCACAAAATATCGTGTGTCGGCTTGGAGCAAAACTAGCCAGAAGGGCAACGACTTCCTGTCCTTTGTGGTTGAAGAGGATGACGGCAGCCGGAAGGCAGCACCAGTATCTAACGGTGCAAGCAGTCAGATGGATGATGCCATCCCCTTTTAAGATAACTGTAATTGAAGACGGCCTCATCATCCAAACAGGTGATGAGGTCTTCAGAATCATAATGGATGATGAAGAGATGATGATGCTCTCAACTAACATCGTCTTGGAGTTAACCAAACAGAACAGAAAAAAACGACAGGCTGGAAACTAAATGTTCAGACGTAAGCCAAAGACCTCAAAGAAAAAGCTGATACCACGCATATCAACGTGCAGTCTTTGCGAAAAGCAGTTTGATTGGAACATCACACCAGCCCTAGTTAATGGAGCGAAAAAGGAGTTTTGTGGATATGAATGTTTTAAGAAAAATATTGAGAACGCTGTTCGGCACGACTACGGAGCCGACTTCGACAGTCTCTGACATTGACCGTATTCTGAAGGCAACGACAGAGGTTACAGGCGTTACCCTAATACAGATGCAGTCTAAACGCAGAGTGAAAGAGTACACACACGCTCGTCATATCGCTATGTATCTGGCTTGCGAGATGACTAATATGTCTATGCCGCAGATAGGCAGGAAGATGAACCGTGACCACACTACGGTCTACTATGCCCTTGAGAAGATATCCAATCGCGGCAGAGGTGCTACCAAGCTGAACAAAGACCTCGCCAAGATTAAGCAGCTTGCCGCTTAATGACGGACAAACCAATCACGATAGCAGTCTACCCCGATGGACTGCTTATCACTATTGGTGGTACAAGTTACCACAAGCCGATGAGCCATAAGCAGAAACTGTCTATGGCAAAGGAGATTATTAGTCGAGTTGTGAGTGATGCGGGGGATGAATGTCTAGGACTAGACACGTTGCAGTCAGGACTATCGGACACACAGTTGCAGGTCAAATCGGGGAACACATAGCAGCAGCAGCCATTCTACAGCAAGGATGGGGCGTTGCTATGGCGACACAGGATTCAGTTGACCTCGTGGCCTGGAATAAGGAAACAGGCCAGCGGCTTCTCATACAGGTTAAATCTGCACAGCTAAGTCGCGGAGATACAAACAGATTAGAGTTCCAGCTAGGTCTCGGCAAAAATAAACGCTTACCAATACGCTATGATTTTGACATAATAGCCCTTGTCTCATCAGAGCAACGAGCAGTGTACTTTATGCCTGTCACTGCCATCAGACAGAAAAAAATAAACAAGCAGCCCTCGTTCTTCGAGAACTCAGAGCTAGAGGCTGACTCTTGGCTAAAATCAGTAGAGGATTTACGATATGACATTACCTAACAGACGGCCTTGCGTAACAACAGACATCGGTGCTGGACTAGCAGTAACAGTTAGCTTTCACCCGCATACAGGCGAGGCTGTTGAGGTATTTATGACAGGCCGTGGTAAGGCCAGCGATAACACTCTGACAGAGGCTTTGTATCAGCTTGGCGTTACAGCTTCTAAGCTGATGCAGGGGGAATATGAGGAACAGGATGAAATTAGACAGACTGCGTGACGAGCTAGTCGCTGATGAGGGTTGCAAGTTCGAGATATATCTCGACCATTTAGCCCTCAAAACTTTCGGAATCGGTCACTTAGTGACTGAGGATGACCCAGAGCATAAACTCGCTGTTGGCACACCTGTCAGCCGCGACCGTGTGCATCAGGCGTTTAATCTGGACATTCTGGTGACGCTGGAAGACTGCCGCCGGTTATATGATGACTTTGATGACCTGCCGGAAGAGTGCCAGTACATCATTGCGAATATGATGTTCAACCTTGGCTATCCTCGCCTGTCCCGCTTTGTCGGTATGAAGGCTGGTGTCGATGCTCGTAACTGGCATAAGGCAGCAGATGAAATGGTTGACAGCAAATGGTATACTCAGGTTCCGAATCGCGCCAAGCGATTAGTAGAACGTATGAGAGACCTAGCTAATGGCACAGAAGAGTAAAGAATATGTGCGACTGGTGCGTAAGAGAGTGAAACGCCCAGGACAGCATAAGAAAAACGTAAATAAGCGTAACAAGCCGAAGGCGTTTTGGGGATGAGCAAGACGCTACTTGAATATAAGATAATCCCACGCGGTATGATGCTTGCATTTACCGTAATGGCTTGGAACGTGTGCGATTGGTTTATGGGTTTAGGCACATCTGCCACCACACAACAGACAGCATTTGTAAGCACCATAGTCGGCGCGGCCACTGGTGCTTTTGCCGTCT